ATTCGCGCCACCGACTCCCCAATCGGCGCGAGTCTACGATTGAAGAACTCTACTTCAATGGGGAGAGGTACCACATCTCCTACTCCACCCATGGTGGGGAGATCCGGGAAGTCTTCGTATCGGGACCTCGGGCTGGCACCGACCTCTACGCTATCTGCTGCACTGCCGCCACGGTAATCAGCATTGCGTTGCAGTATGGGGTACCCCTGAAGGTGATGCGGGATGCCTCCTTGCGGGACAAGCAGGGCAACCCCACCGAAATCATTGGAGCATTGCTGGATGTCTTATGTGAGGTTAGGCCAGAGGCCGAGAGTGCTGCCGCGCGATACATACAACACTCTGCAAAGGCGCGGCATTAACTACGAGAAGAGGGTTGTGCGGGATCTTGTCCTCACCCCCGGCTACGAGGATTGCACCATCCTCCACGGACAATGGCTGTATGGGAGTGAAACCTTCTGCCAGCCAGATATCTTGGTGTTGGTGGGTGGCAGGGTCATTGTGCTGGAGGTGAAGCTATCCCGCAAAGCTTCCGTATTCCCCAAGATGCGAGACAAGTATGTGCCTTGGGTACGGCATGCTTTCCCCGGCAAGATTGCGTGTGGTCAGATCTACCGCAATTTGAATGGCGGGAAGCCCGACGACTTCTGCCTGGAATACTTTTTGGGTTTGGGTGACGGCATGTATGGAGAAGTGATATGGAAATAGGAAGGACAAACCTCAATGTCCCTATGCAACTGCGGGTGCAGTTGGAAGGGGAGTCCGTGGTTGTCTACATCATTGCGGATTCCATCGACCCCAACCGCTTAAGCGTGAAGTTGGATACCTTGTTGTGGGAGATGGTGGAACCCCTGGGTTTCATGGGGAAGTATTCCCCTGAGGCTGCGGAGATGTTGGATGCGGTGAAGAAGGTGGTGGATCAGAGGTATCGACAGGTTCGCAAGAATCTAGTTTGACCCACCTGATGCGGACTTTGGGGGCAGACTTGTTGGGAATGATGCCAGCCAGTCTGCCCTCCTTCCGCAACCTATAGAGGAGGCGGGACCTTTGGGGCATCGTCAGTTTCCTGCCGAGAACCTTCTCGATGTTTCGGATCCGGAATTTATCTACCTTGTAGAGGTAACAGGTTATCCGGTAGTACTCAGGGAAGGTAATACCGTAAGGCATCACCTTCCCCGTATTGCTTATCAGCATCTTGTAGTTGCCGGGCTTTGCCCGGAACAAACTACTCTGCGATAATCTGTATCTTGACATACTCAAGCATGCCGACGAGACGCATGCGGGAGAGTAGCCCAGCAATACTGCCGAAGCTACCCCCATCCTTAGTGGTACCAACAACGACGAAGCTTTCCACCTCGTTGTTTTCCACCATCCGCTTCAGGTCTTGGAAGGCACTGAGAACTTGAGGGATACCAGTATCCCCGTCCTCCGCTGGCTTGAAACCTTCTTCTTCCCGAGAGGGAAAGGTGAAAATGTTGGAATCACTTGACATTCTTTTCCCGCTTCTTCTTGACCTTGGGCTTGCCCTCAGCCATCTTCTTCTTCATTGGCGGGCGTGAGATCTGCATGTTGATGTTGGCGCGGCTGATAGCCTCCAGCATTTCGATCTGGCGCAGGAGGAGTTGGCGGATCTCTGCAAGGCCAACGTGATTCATGTCGCTGTGAAAGAAGCCCTCGATGTGGGGCGTCCTCACAGAGTACTGGATGTTATCGATGATGTGGGTGGGGAAAGTATGCATAGGTATGGCGTCCTAGTTGAGGCGAAGGGAAAGGGATGCACTGAGGATGCGGGAGATCCTGGAAGTCCACCCCCGCCCAAATGTAGGGAAGTGATCCAGGCTATGCAAGAAGAGATAACGACTTTGGCACAAGTCGAAGATTAGCTGGTTGGCATCCATGGCCCATACTTCACGCTTGGTGTCGGGTCCGAAAATACCATCAGCTTCCACATCCGCTACCTTCTGGAGGTGCCGGATTGCTGTGGTGGGTCCGGAGTTAACTGCGAAGTCGAAGACGGCGAGGTTCACCCCCAAAGGAAGTTCATCTCCCCGCACCTTATCCCAGTAGAGTTTCTTGTAGGCGGGGGTGACATCGGAGATTGTGAGTTTCTTGATGTCATCGATGGTGGCCTTCTTGCCTGTGAAGGTCTCCCAGGTTTTCCGGGTGATGCCGTGGTTGGTTGCCCCGCCCGGATCTTCTGGATGATCTATGAAGCCCCCCTCCTCCTTGAGGATGTAGGGCAAGCAGGATTCAAAGGTCATCGGGCTTTCCACTTATCGAAGCTACGGGTTGCGGTGTAGCCGAGGTAGCCAGCACCGAACAGCCACCAGAGGGATTCGGGGATGGCGTTGAGGAGGCTTCCCAAATTTGTGGCGGCGGTAGCCACATGGTGCGGGAACCAGATGCCAATGACGGATCCGGCGACACACATGAGGATGATGAGGTACATGACGTATAGGAAAGAAGGTCGCGCCCTGCTAGTGTAAGGGTCTGAGGATTGGGCCTCCGCGAGGATCGCAGACATGGATACCTTAAGTTCCTCAAGGGCACCATCCTTCTCCATCTTCAAGAGTTTCAGCTTGGCCTCGTCCCTCTCCTTATCGCTGGTGAAGAGGCTGTCGATGAGGCTGAAGAGGGCGGGTGCTACGGCACCGATGGCTTGGATCATTTGGCTTTTCCTGATGGGGAGACGGGCCACGACTTACGCTGGGGTCCTGTCTTCTTTTTAGACATGGTGGATTTTTGGGCGGGAGTCATCTTGGCTGCGGCAGCGGCTGGCCTACAGGCGGGGTACCCACGCTTGGACTTCTCAGATCCACTTCTCCCACAGTCTTTGCCCGTCTTGATGTCAACCCACTTCTCACCAAACCATTTGCCAAGGCCGCCCTTCATTTCTTCACGCGGTTATCCGCGCCTCCCCAACTGCCACCCTTCTTCTTGTATTCCTTGGCTGCCCACGCATTGGCATAGGCGCTAGGGTATACGTCGAATTTCTTCTTGGCTGCCGCTTTGGTTGCAGCCCACAGCTTAGGGTTCTTTGGGGTAGACTTCATCAGCAATTCCACGCCCGCAGGGATTTGTTAATGCGAGAGTCGGGATCGTTGGCAGTCTTGGATGAGGTGAGTTTCTTTTTCATACCTTTCATCCTGGCACAGAATGAATCGCGGCGAGGGCCACCCTCAGGCTGCGGTGCCTTGAGTCCAGGCTTGCCTGGGTTAGCCCTATTGTAAGCTGCACGACCCTTGGCGTTGAGTCCACCTTTGGGGTCCTTGCCTTCCTTGCGCTGCCATGCGGGGGTCTTAGCCATAGGATTGCTGCAACCTCTGGATGCTGATGAATTCCCAGCCACCCTGAGGGAACCCGTTGGAAACGTCCCGAAGCAGGGTAACGCCCGAAGTCCACAGAGCCTGGGCGGGACCAGCATACTCCTCTTTTTGGTTGGGGTCAAGATAGCAACCGGCCACCAACCCGAAAAGTTTGCGGGATCCTGTGCGGATCGCCGTGTCCCAAACGTGGCTGTGGCCCATCACGCAACTGCGGTACTGCTTCTTGATGAGGTTGGCTGCGGGGTACTCCCCACCCACGGGCTTGCCCATCACCCCCGTCACGAAGTAGTGGGCGAAGGCGATACCCCCGATGGTGTGGGGTCGGAGGAATGGGATGGTATCCCACTTCCGCAGATCCAGGTTGGGGATGGCACCCCGCAATTCTGGATTGAGGGAGGTAGCCCGGTTGAGTCGGTCCTCATGGTTACCCATAAGGAAGACGAGGCGGCAACTTAGTCTGTATTGTAGGATCTGAATGGCAGTGTTGGCAGTGTCGAGATCCTTGGCAATAGTCCTGCCCTCAAAGCATGCCTTCTTGCGGGAGTTACCTGTGAGGGTACTTCCATCGTAGGAGGAGAGGGATGGCATATCAGCGAGGTCCCCCAAGCAGACAACTACATCCGGGGTCTCATCTTGGAGGTATTCATTGAGCCATGCGAAGCGGCGGTTAGATACCCCCGGCTTGGCGTGACAGTCCGGGATCACCAGGATATTCATTTGAAGATCTCCTCGACGGTGGGCAGATGCTGCTTTTTGTCACCAAGAAGGAGTTTCCACATGGTGGGTCCGACGCCTTCCCCGTGGCAGTAGATGCGGATACCCATGGAGAGGGTGTTGGTGAAGAAGTGCTGGGCATCCTGGGATGCGGCAATCAACTCACCCGTACTCCAGAATTTCTTTCCTGTCTGGCCGATGGTGATCTCCATGTATTTGGGGCGACCCACATCGTCCTTGGCGGATTTGTCGATTTGGCTTTCCGGGTAGGAGAAGTCGAAGCCGAAGAGGTGGTACTCCTGGTAGCCCAAGGAGTTGCCGATGCTGAGGGCACGCCACGCAGCACAAGTCCCACCGTTGATGAGGAGGGATCCTTCAGGGAAAACTTCCGACTTGATGAGGGCCTGGGTCATGGCATGCCAGCCCCAGACATTTTTGGTTTTGCTGAGGATGTGGCGGGTGACTGAGGGATCCGACATGGATGCCACCAGCACCCGAGTCTCCTGCGGGATTTCCTCTAGGAGGTCAGTCCTCTTGATGCCGTGGGTGGAGATGCCATCCACAGCACGGGGATCCAGCAGTACGAGATACTCAGGGGAAACGCCCCAGGAAACCAGTGTGGGGAGGCTGTGCTTGACACAGGCGATGTCAGCCCCCTCCTTCCACATCTTGATGATCTTGTCCTTGCGTTTATGGATGTCGGGACCAGCAGAAACAATCAGCATCTTGCGATTGTGGGGCTGGGCCTTGCGGATCCACCGACGCAGCAACTTCAAGTTTTCCTTGACGTTGTTGATGATGTGGTCCTTGGGCATGCAGTCTTGGGCAGTGACCTTGATGGGGGCCATGCCAGATCCCGCTGCGGGAAGATCCGGAAGGTACGGTCCCACGGCAGCAATCTGCACGATGCCGCCACCAGAGACAGGGTCCTTGCTGCTGTAGATCTTCTTGGGTCGGGAGATGGTGGAAAATACTTGGGCGACGCCCTGGTACTCGGGGGCGGGGATCTTGCCCTGGGGATCCTCCACGTAGTAGTCATCGAAGACCACCACGGGAATTCGCTTGCACATTCCCCAATCGTGTGCGATGGTCTCGCGGGAGTGGCCGCCATCCAGCCACGCGAAGTCCGCAGGGATTTCCCGCAGCGTCTCCTTGGTGTCACCTCGGATGAGGTGGAATTCGAAGACCTTGTTCTTTTTCTCCATGGCCTCCTTGAAGGTGGTCAGCTTTGCAGCGACTTCCTCCAGGGAGAAGTGCTTCTTGATGTTGTGTTCTTTGCTGTCGGTATCAGAGTTGGCTTCCTCGAAAAGATCGTACCCGTGGTAGACAACGTGATCCCACTTGGAGAATGCAATCTGCGCCATCTGGATGGCACGATCCCCATTCCAGGTCCCCGTCTCAAGGATTACCTTGGGGGTGTAGTGCTGGACCAGGGCGAGGAGTTGATCGTAGCGGGACTTGAATGCCAGGGTTTTGTTTTTCCGGTCCCCCTTGAGGTGGGTGAAGACATCTTTCAGGGGACTGTTGGCAAAGGCATCCAAGCCCATGTAGTCTGGATCCACCAGATTGTGGGTGGTGAGGTCATGCAACTTATGGAGTTGGAGGACCCTTTCAAAGACGAAGGCGTCAGTCCACTCCTGGTAGTTGAAGATCTCACCCGACATGTAGATGTCGTAGAGGTCGGCAATCAGGGTGCGTGCTTCCACACCCTCAAAGTAGATGAAGCCCGTCTCGCTGTAGTTGATTCCCTTGCGCCCCAGGTGGGTGATGCTGGGCTTGCAGATGGAATGCAACCAATCCAAGGTGAGGGGACTGTGGGTGACGACATCCGCATCCAGCCAGATGAAGGGGACATCCACCTTCGCGGCGTCGTGGAGGGCAAAGACTTTCGCGGAAAACTTGTAGGCATCCAGGCGATAGTTGTAGCCCTCGGGGGTGATGCCATTCTTATCTTTGTGCTGGTTTCGGAATTCGTTGAAACCTTCCACATCTTCCAGGGCTTTTACCTGGAGGGGGACTGACGTGTGGCCGAGGATATCGTTGACATCCATCCCGTCCACGTAGACCTCAAGGCTGATTCCTTTTTCCCAGAGTCGGGTCGATTCCAGGAAATTCTTTCCGTAAAGGTCCCAGCCCTTAGGTCCCCAAGAAGTAATGATTCTCATTTGAAGAGGTCCACTGTATGATTCCAGTTGAAAAATTCGTGTTGGACGAGGAGCTTTTCCCTTTCCCACGCGGGGGCATAGGGGATTGTCTTGTAGTTAGGGAACCAGGGTCCACCCTCAGTGAAGTGGACAGCCTTGACATCCTCGTAACTGTAGCGGGTGGTGGGGCTGTGATGTGGAAGCCAGTTCCAGGTTTCATCGATTTCCCCAATGGAGTCGGTCCAATCAAAACCGTGGAGCCACGACCCCTTCTGGGTGTTGACAGCTTCCGGGTCAAGGTTCCGCAGATCGGGATGCGATGGATTGAAAACCATCAGGGACGACCACAGCTTTCGATGGTACTGAGACTGCTGCATCCCGTCCATCTTGATGGCTTCTACGGGTTTGAACTTGTGTTTCACCACGGACACCGCGCACTCGGGATCCACGAAATCGATCATCTTTTGGATGTCGTCAAGAAACAGGAAGTCGCAATCCGCGAAGACCACAGGATCCGTGATGCCATTGCGGCTGGCGATGTGGGGTACGAGGAAGCGAGAAAACGAGAAGTCCGTAGAGAAAGGTCTCCCGTCAACTTCGTCAACCATCTGGTTGTTTTCGATGCGGTGTTTGCGCCAATACATTCCCGCAGCCCGGAGGGAATCCAGCTTCAGGGGGGTGATGACGCAGGGGACGCTACAGTGCCGCTTGGCGCTATGTGCGGCTACCTTGTAGGCGATGTCTTCCCGCGCGTCGTATCCAATGAAGATATGCAGCATGCACCCAGTATAGGTGGGGCATCCTAAGGGTGCAACAGATTTATTGGATCCGCTGGAAGTATTCCTTCTCTACGGATTTGGGTACGCCCCCCGCTTGTGGGTAGAGGATGGACTTGACCTTGCGGGAGATGCTGCTGTTGAAGCTTTCAGGATCCTGGATGATGCGATCCCGCAGAGGCCTACCCTTGTCGAAGTCAATGATCTCATCCCGGAGTTGGAGGGCTTCCTGCCTGTAGCTGGGATCCTTGGTCTCCGCAAACTTTGCCATGGCGCGGGCAATCTTGTCGCTATAGGATTGACGGAGGGAGTCCATCTTCTCCCCCAACTCCTTGGTTTCCTGCTTGGCTTCCCTGGCCTCTGCCACCTTGGTGGGGGTGAAGCCGATGGATACCTTCATGATGTCTGCGAGATCTCGCATCTCCCGCGCGGGCAGGGTAGGCTCCAATTTACCGGGGGTGATGAAACCCTCCTCCTGCATGGCAACACTGCGGGCCACATTCCTTACGGATACGGGGAGAAGGGAGGCGATAGCCATCCACTCCATCCCCCGCTTCCAGTAGTTGACGGCATCCGCGCCGCCCCCAACCACGGCAGAAAGGAAGGGACCCATGTTGAGGAGATCGAGGTTAAGGACATTCTCCGGGATGACTTCCATAGCCGTCCTCTTGGAGATGTCAATTCCCATGGCGCGGAAGGGACCACTAAAGACGTAGTCGGCCAACTCTGCGGGGGTGCCCAGCATACCCAGGCCGGGGACTTCTTGGAGGACACCCTGGAGGGCTTCCCGCAATTCTGCCCGCAGGGCAACGGGGGAGATACCCATGGAGGGGCCAGCCAGCTTCAGCAGTTTTTCGAGGAGGTCGCCCCCGGCAGAAGCAAAGGGAAGACCCCACAACCCGGCAGTAGCAAAGACACCAAGGAGGTGGAGACCCAGGATCTTCTTGCCGACATCGGTGGAGAGGATACCCTTGCCGCCATAGTATTCCATGGCCCGCCGCTGGAAGCCCAGCATCTTGAAGGTGAAGGGCATGAATTGAAAAGCCAACCCACCCACAGGGCCACGCATGTATTGGGCGCGGAAGGGTTTGCCCATGGTGAATTGGGATTCGCGGACCATCCACTCCACAGCGTCCATGGGTGTGGAGACTTTGTCACCTACGTTTTCTGCCATCTTCTGGAGACGCTTGAAGGCTTTGGGGTCCTTCATCATGCGGTAGGATGCGAGGCCTGTGGCTAGGCGATTTACGGTTTCCATTGCCGCGAAGGCGAAGGAGGAAACATCCATCACCTTCCCGACATTCTTGCCAAGGGCGTAGAGGTCTGGATCTTGGCTGCGGGCAAGATAGGAGGGGGCTTGGTCGCGGGTAAGGAGGGCTTCTGCCATACCCTCCGCAAACATCTTCCGGATCAAATCCTTCTCATCTTGGGGGATGTTGAGTTTATCTACATCCAGGATTTTTGCGGGATCAAGGCTGGAGAATTTGATGTTGGCTAGGAAGATACCGGCTGCCCTGGAGATTGCAACGGCAGCATTGCCGGTACCCCCGATACCCGATAGGAGGGGCCACGTAGTGTGGAGTAGCTGGGTCGGCTGGATGAGGGCCGAGGAGATATTACCACCCAAGGTGTAGAGGAAGGTAAGATTCTTCAGCTTCGCTACGGTGGACTCATCAGTGTGTAGGTATTCTTCCGCCTTCTCCGCAATCCTCTTCACATCGGGGGAGGAGATGGCATTGATCGCATCCCTCCGTCCACCTTCAGTTGCCTTGTTGGCAATGTAGTCGGACATGCTGAAGACGTAGGCGGGGAAGGTGCTGCGGAAGTAGGTGTCGTAGTTGTCGGGTCGAAGCCAGCCGGGGATATCCTTGCGGCGCTTCAACCTACCCTGCCGCCCACCTTCCCTCTCAGCCTTCAGCCGATCCATCACCCGAAGCAATTCCCCCCTGGCATCATTCTTGTCGGGGGTGAGGATTGCCTGGAAGAGATGGTCGATTGCGGATAGGCTGTCCATCTCCGGGAGGTAGGCGTCGAACATTTCCTTCTCTGCCTGGAGGTCGCGCACCTTGATGTTTTTCATCCCCTGGGATTTCAATTCCTTGGCGCGGGAATCGGCAAGACTCTGGGATGTCTTGATTTTGGGGAGGGTGCCAGTCCTATCTAGCCGGGTGTCGTAGGCTTCAAGCCGCTTCGCCCCACCGTATTTCCGCAGCCTTTCCTCCAGTTGTTGGATCTCCCCCTCACTATCCGGCTTGCCCCGCAACTCTTTAATTCTCTGCTGAAGGGGCGCAGGATCGTAGAATTCTACAGCGTATCGGCCCTTTCTTACGTGAGGTAGGTAGTTTTCCCGGCGGGCCTCCTCCAGCAACTCCACGACTTCCTTGGCAGCTTGACCCTCTGGGGTGTCAGGAAAGGTAGTGGCGTCGGGATCTATCTTGAGGGAGGTCTTGGTGGCCCGGATGACATCATCGTAGATGTTGTCGAGGATCTTGCGGCTATCCTTCCACACCTTGGTCAACTTGGGGTTGAGGGTGAAGGTTTCCCCCTTCTTCATGCCCACAAGATTCTGGGTGGCTGTGACGCTGGTAGATCCATCGGGGTTTTCCGTGGGCTTCATGCCAGCATCGAGGGCTTCCATGAGGCGGGTGATCGCCCCCGAATCCTTGTCGGATAGATCTCCCACCACCCGCAAGGTGTCGTTGTAGTTGTGGGACTGGAGGCTTCGCAGCTTCTCCCCGATGTGGACTTGGTTGACCCAGCCCTTCAACTCGGGGTAGGAGGTGGCGAGGTTGTCAATCTGGATGAAGCCGTTGGCTAGAGTCTGCGCCCAATTCAACTGCTTGAGGAGGGAGGGATTCTTCTCCCTTGTCGCCTCAGTAAGATCTCGCTGGATTTGGGCCAGCTTCATCTGGGGGGACAGCGTACCGGAAAGTTTGGGATTGCAGACTTTGGACATGGTCACCCGCAAGAGTAGTCGTCAGGTATAGCATCGTCAGCGGCTTCCTGCAACCGCTGCATTCTACCAAACATCGAATCAAGACGCTGCTGCATCTGGGCTGGCGTTCCTCGGGGGATTGCGATTTCCCGGAAAACAGTATTCGTCAAAGTGGTTGCCCTAGGGGTAGTGGGGGCGGCTTCTCTTCTCTCTTCCGCACGTTGCTTAGCGTCTTTTCTACGTTCCAGGAGATCCCGAGCTTCGTATTTTTCGTAAATTTTCTGTACTTTGTTTACGTTAGAGGCAATTTCGGGCAACACCTTAGTGGTGAATTTGTGTAGGCGCGCAAATTTTTGCAACTCTGACATGGCTTTGGGCAAAGCTGCCACGTATTCTTTAGCTACCTTAGAGATAGTAGCGTCTAGTTCCCGCATATCATCTGCGGTAAGGTTTTGAAATTCGGTTGCTTCCCTGACAAAACGTGCGGCCTCATTTCTAAGCTTTGGATCCTCAATCTTAGGCAATTCTTCGCGCACACGATTAATTATTGCTTCAGGGTTGACAGCCGACCAATCATACTTCTCACCAAGCCCCGCCCGTCTAGCCGCGTCTTCAGCAAGCGCCAAATTTTGTTTACCGATGAACAAGTGGAAAGTGTCCGAAAATCCACGATGTAGAGAGTCGTAATCTACGACCACATTACCGGGAAGATTAAACCTGTCGAAGTTTGCCAGAATTTGAAACGTGCTAAGGTGTAAACCGGATAGCTTTTTACCTAGTGGCGTGTCTGCTAAATCTAAAGACGGAAGTTGCGAATTCAGATCGCCAGCTTTTTCTGCCAAATCGTCGTTGAATTGCTCAAATGCTGAAGCGTACTTTGTATCAAGTTCAGCAAAAGACTTTTCTGCGTTTTTTACTTGAGGAATTCTCTTAACACTCGGATCGAGGCTTAAGAAATTTACTTCTAAATCTTGAAGGTTTTCCACAACGGCACGTACTTTTTTCTGGTCTTGCAACGTATCGTTTGCCCAAGTATTGTCAGCGTCAGCGTCATACGCAGAGAGATAAGTATCTCCTCGACTAATAGCGGCACTGGGTTCTTGCAAGGGTTCTGGAATTTTCCACAAGCCTCCCATATCCCCACTTCGGAAAATATCGTTAAGCTTGCGGAGCGTAGTATTTAAGTCTTGTATTTTTTTAGTGGCGTCTCCCGCCTGCTTGATAGCTTGGGTGCCCGGCAAGCCAGCGGACATGGCAGCGGATCCCATGCCTCGGAGGAATCCCCGGCGGGAAGTTTGCGACACCGCATCTACGATACCTTTGACGACATTTTCTTTTTCGCTACGGAGGATAGTATCCTGCTTAGGTTTGTTGGTTCGGGCGAAGCGGGAAGCCACATCAAAATCTGGGGGAGAAGATGTGCTTAGGAGTTTGTCAGTGATGCGTTGGAATTCATCCAGGGTGCGGAATTGAGTGGGGGTAATCTTGAAAAGCTTCAAGATGTAGCTGTAGATCTTATCGAAGAAGGAGGGGACACCCTTGCCAACGGGGGTGATGGGGTTGTAGGCATTAGGGCGGTAATCGAAACTGGACAACAGGTCCCTGAATTCAGGGGAGGTCAACCCATAGGCAAGGAACTCATCAAAATCACTGAGAGCAGCTTGCCGCAATTCAGGACTGTTGGCGCCAAATTGCTTCTCCACAGCCATCTTGAAATTCTTGTAGAGACCCAACAATTCGTAGATGGTTTCCGCGTCTTTAGGGTTACGCTGGTACCCAAACTTTTCCGCGTTGCTCTTGATTGGGTAGGTATTGAGGGCACGCCAGCGGCTCATCACCCAGCCGTGGACAGCTTCGTGAAGGAAGACTTCTTCACTAAGTCCGGTTGCTCCTGTCTCCCGGTCAAAGATAATAAGGGTGGGGTTATCGACGTTGTCGATGTCCACATACCCCAAAAATCCGGGGCGCTTAAGGGCAGTCTGAAGAGTATCCGCATCTCCGTATCCGAAACGGATTGCATCTCGAATTCCGGAAGGCGTGGCGACTACCACGCGCATCTGCATCCGTCCCATTCCACCTTGCATTAGCATAGCTGCCAGCTTGCGGAACACAGGGTTGGATGAATTTTCGGAGATGTGTTTTAGCGCAGCGGAGACATCGTTGTTCCGCAAATGAAAGACCAACTCCTTACTTGCAGGAGTCGTAGCTTTTGCGCCAGATACAAAAGCCACTGCGGAAGCCAGCAAACCGCCCAAGAAGCCACGGCGACTTACGCCACTTTCAGCTTTTAGGATTGACTTCTTTTCTTTGTTGGTCAGAATACTTTGTGCTTCTTTAGGAGTCATAGCCGCGACATCTTCGCGGTTATATCCTAAAGCATAGAGTTGTTTGCGGGTTGTGTGGGGAACCATACCCGCACCTTCAATGGCTTTAGGTGCCACAGTGGTGGTGGAGCCGACAACCTCATCGATGTATTGGGATGCCGTAGGCGCATCCGCCTTGACGCGATACCCCAAACCACCAGCTTTGCTGACAATACCAGCGTTGACAAGGGATTCCCACAGATCAGGGGCTTCCTTGCTGGATAGTTTTACTCCCGGCCCTGCTGCCGCTTCCAGATCTTTTAGGGAGAGGATCTTGCGAGGATCCATCCTAGAGATTTTGTTTGCGATCCCAGCCCAGGTTTCCTGCGACAACCCAAGGGGGATATTCTGCAGGAGTCCCTGAATCTTGGTGATCGGTGAAGTTGTTTCTGTAGTGGGGGTGACTTCAGGAAAAGCCCTGGCGCCACCTCTCTCAGATGTCAGGGTGGGGGCTTCTTTTCTGAAGGCTTCCTCAACTACTCCAGTCTTTACAAACTGCCCATCCTTTTCCCGAAGTTGAAGGGATTCGGGAACACCCAACACAGCATCTTCCGGAAGAGTTTTACCTATAGGAAATTTTCGGGGGATGTAAGTCTGAAGGATGCTGCGTGCCTCATCTAGGGACACAGGTTTTCCTACGTCCGAAAGCCGCTGCTGTACGGATGCGATTGAAAGAGTTTGACCCCGAGGCAACTCGCGGATGAGGTCTTCCACTTCTTTCTTCTCGGAAGTGGTAAGAGATATGGAGGCAGCTTTTTCTTCTGCGGGTTCCTCGTACGCAGTAGTTTTTTCAGCAGATTCAATCTCTGCCGGGGTACCTTTGCGAGAAGGCGCAAGCCCAAAAGCTCCAACCTCCGAGATACCCTCTTCAGCCAGTTTCTTTTCCGCAGCCGCTTTTTCTTCCGCTTCCCGGATAAGAGTCTTGGCCTCTTCGTATTGCTCCCTGACTCCAGGTGCTTCCAGCAGCTCAGGGTCGTTTTGAATTTGGGTAACAAGCTTGTTGGCTTCTTCTAAACGCCGGAAGATAGCGGGCTTCGGCTTGATACCGGCAGCAGTCTCTTGACCCTCCACGAATTTCTGGTAGGGTTCTCCGGACTTCAGATCGGCAGCCGTAGACTTGACATCTGATTCGATGCCAGCTTGCAAATCCTTGATCAATTTGGAAAGTGGGGTAGTGTTACCCGCAGCTTTCATCTGTTGGGCAAGCTTGATGATATCCTGTAGCTTTACGTTTACCTTGCCGCCTTCCCCAATTTCAATGGGAATCAAGTCGTACTTGTTGCGGACTTCTGATGCTGCTTCCTTTAGGAAATCCAAGTCCGTCTTCTCAGTGGCTGGCGGCTGATACTCGCCAGTAAACCTTTGACCAGCATAGGTCTGATAGGATTCTTCCTCGGCAGCTTTTTGCTTTTGGGCTTCTTCTGTGGCTTGCTTTTCCGCAGCTTCCTGCTGGGTCGCGGCTTCCTGGCGGCGGCGACTATAGGCACCAACAGCACCACCCACGGGGGCAGCACCGATGCCACCCTTCAGGGAGGCAGTGAGGATTTGATCCCAATCGACAGTTTTGTCAGCGAGGATGGAAGCTGCCGTTTGATCCAGCAACTCCTGGGTACCTTCAGTGAGTCCCTCCAAAGCCAAAGTCTCAAGACTGCCGCCCACCAACCCTGCGGTGCCGGGTCGATTCTTCAGGAGGCGGGCACTGATCAAGTCCGTGAGTTTGTCGGAAAACTCCGGGCCTCGGGCTTTGCTGAGGAGGCGAATGGGACCCAACGCATCCAGGGAAGATTTGAGGGTACCTACAGCAAAGGCTGCCCCCAAGTTGGCATCCCCTGCTTCAGCGAGGGAAGCATATGATTCCGGAATGTTGAGGAGGGCAGATCCGCCAAAAGCGCCAACAGCCCCACCCACACGCTGGGATGCTTCCTTGGTGGCAACTTCCAATGCCTTCTCGGTGGCGAGTCCCCTACCTTCCAACTCCGCTGCCCTCTTGGCAACTTGGTTGCTGAGGATGCGACCGGCGCCCAACCGCGCGGCACCCGAAGCAGCACCCACGCCACCCAACACTGATGTGGCTAGGGAGGGGATAGCCTCACCGACAGCTTCACCAGCAAAGGAGAGGAAGCTGGAGACATCCTTGATGCTGTTGATGTCAGCCATGGCCAGAAGGTTTTTGGCCTTCAGGTCATCCATCCTCTTCTTGTATTCGTCCAAGTTTTTCTTGGAGGCTTCTTCGTAGCCCAGGGCTTGCTGCACCATCGCGGGGATGACATCCGCGACAAGACCTTTGGTGGATTCTACGCCTGTGGCAAAGCCCCTACGCAGTGCGCCGGGACCCTCAGGATTCTTACCACGGACCCACTGGCTGCCATCCCAGTAGGCACTCTCCGCACCGGGCTTTCCAGTGGCGGCAACCCAACTTCCAGTCTCGTCGTCCCACTCAACCTTATCAGGGATAGCCATGTATTACCTCGGAGGCGCCGGGAGAGAAGCGGGGGCAGTAGTAGACTGAAGGCCAAGTTCTTCTTCAATACGACGTATCTGACGTATGGTGTCTTGGACTGTTTTGGGATCTGCCATCGGCATACCTTGCAGCTTGGTGAGTTCCCCTCGCAGCCTTCCAAGCATCTGATACTTGTTCCTCTCGTCACTGGCATCTTCGCGAGCAAGGGTATTGGAGTACCCTCGGATGGTGGCAATGTTTCTCTCGGTGCGGGCAATCTGACCCTTGAGGACTTCTCGCTGCATGGGATCCTTGGTTTCCCGCATTTGCTTTGCCAGGGATTCCAACTGCGTTTCGTAGGGTTCCGCCATCTTGATGATCTGGTTGGGATCCCTCAGGTCAGCTAGCTGCTGGCGCAAAATCCTATCGGCCTTCTTGTCTTCGATGCCGACTGCAAGCTCAAGACGACGAAGACCATCGGATTGCCCATGCTGGGCAGCTTCCTGCCTCATTCGTGCTTCTGCGATTGAGGCATTCTGATTGAGGGTGGCGACTTGCATATCCAACCCAGCAGTGCTGCGGGCAGCTTCGGCGCGGCGGTACTCTTCAGTCCTGGCTTCCCTGGCCTCTTCCCGCTTCGACTGCTTTTCCTTTTCCTTCTCAGCCCGGTAGTCTGCGACCCCCGCGCCCACACCCCCAGCGATCTGGGAGATTGCACTCTGGCCAATTTCCGGCTTGGCTGAAAGGATGCGAAGCCCCGTCTGGAGCATCGTCATGTAGGGGTCAGCCTTGTAGGTTTCCTCAGGCTTCCTCTCAGAAATCTGGGGGATATTCTTGGTGATTTCTTTGGAATCCACCCGAGGGATGGAAGGCATCTTACCTCCACCCCCGCCTTGGAACAACCTATCGAGGAAGGGTTGGAATGGATCGGGGGGAGTTTGCGGCGTAGGGGTAGCCGCCGCAGGGGATGGGGTCGGCGTAGTGATTGCTTGGGTAGCCGAGGAATCCAGTGGTCTTTCAGCTTCCCCTTCTCCCGATACAGGAAGATTTACGTAATACGAAGTATCGGGAGATCTACCCGCCGCAATGTCCTGCGCCCTAGAAGCTGCTTCTGCGCGCTGTTGCCCCTTTTGGGTAGCCTCTTCCGCAACCCGAGTTTGCGTACGTTCCGCTTCTCGCTGCAACGGTTCCACGTCCAGCAAACGACCAAAGCTTTTTTGGGCCTCCAAGTTCTTAATTTGGGTCATCACCCTTTGCCGATACATCCAAGGGGCGAACTCAAAGGAAGGCTCCCGCTTAAGCCGCTGAAGCTGCTCATAGCTCATAGAGTTGATATCGGGAAACTCAGCCATGGCAGTTACCCCCT